TGAATTCGCGAAAGACTTTCCAGCACAGTATGCTACGGAAGATGGTATTCCAACAATGTCCTGGGCAAACAACACAAAGACATTGCGTAACATCCTGACCAATCGAGAACATTACGTGAAATGCCCTGAAGATATTATCGTAATCGATCTGGACAAACGGAATGCAGAAGGGAAGAAGGACGCTGCGTTGAATTTGAAAGAGGCAGCGAAGTTTCCAAAGACATATGCGGAGTTTAGTCGTGGTGGAGCAGGCGTGCATCTGACTTATATTTACAAAGGTGACACGACAAAACTGCAGGATATTCTTGGAGAAGATGTAGAGATCAAACATGCACCTAAGAAGGGAGGATCTTGGGCGTTACGTAGGAAACTCACAAAATGTAATGATATTCCAATTGCTACATTAACTAGCGGGTTTCCGATTAAGGAGGCAAAACCGCAAATGATTGATCCAAAAGCAATCAAGGATGATAAGCATTTAATCAACTTGATTAAGAAAGCACTAAGAAAGGAGATTCCGCCTGGAAAGACGGTTACGAGTGTTAATTTCATCAAAACCGTTCTTGACGAGGCATATGCTTCTGGCATTTCGTATGATGTAACGCCACTACGACCAGATATTATTGCCTTTGCAGGAAAGAGCACAAATCATGCTAAGGAATGCCTGGAACTAATCCCGCAAATGCAATTTAAGTCAAAAGAAATCAGCCAACCGGTTACGTATACTATTGGAGATGATGAGCTGGTATTCTTTGATACAGAATGCTTTCCAAATCTGTTCTTACTTGTCTATAAGACGAAAGACCATAAGTGTACAATACTCTTTAATCCAACACCGGATCAGGTTTCAGAGTTTGTCAAGCATAAGATCGTAGGATTCAACAACCGTAAATACGACAATCATCTCTTGTATGCTCGGATGCTTGGATATTCAGAGAACGATCTCTATGAATTGTCACAGCGTCTTGTAAACGACAAGAAGGTTCATGACAATGGAATGTTTATGAATGCTGTCAATCTTTCGTACACAGATATTTACGATTTCGCTTCCGCGGGGAATAAGAAGTCTCTAAAGAAGCTAGAGATCGAAATGGCGAAGCAAGGGATTGATATTAAGCATCAGGAACTTGGCATTCCATGGGATAAACCAGTGCCAAAAGAGTTGTGGGACAAGGTTGCAGAGTATTGCTGCAACGATGTTATTGCAACGGAGGCAGCTTTTGGATATTTGCATGGTGACTTCTTAGCACGAGAGATTCTTGCGTCAATTACTGGAATGACATGTAATGACACGACAAACCAGTTAACTGCAAGACTGATATTTGGAACGACTGCACATCCGCAAGACGAATTTGTCTACACGGATCTCTCGACCGGAAAGCAGTACAAATATGGTGAACAGGTTCCACCACATCCGCATTACGATGATCCTAGGAAGGCGTCCATGGATATTATTGGCAAATACAACATTGCCACACTTGCCGATAAGTACGGAATCAATTGCTTTCCTGGATATATTTACCAGGATGGAAAGTCGTATTTCTTTGGAGAAGAGATTGGTGAAGGTGGATACGTATATGCAGAGCCTGGGATGTATGGACATTGTATAACAAACGATGTTGCTTCTATGCACCCAAACTCTATGCTTCAGTTAAACATATTTGGTGATCGCTTCACCGGAAATCTGCGAGATCTTATTCAGACGCGCATTTATATTAAGCACAAAGATTATGAGAATGCGCAAAAGATGTTTGGTGGAAAGCTTTCCAGTTATCTTGTAAACGAAAAAGATGCGAAGAGTTTGTCAACAGCTTTAAAGACAGCGATCAATTCCGTCTATGGACTTACGTCTGCAAAGTTTGATAATAAGTTCAAAGATCCTAGGAATGTTGACAACATTGTCGCTAAGCGTGGTGAGTTGTTCATGATATTACTGAAGCATCTAGTGCAGGATCAAGGATACACCGTTGTGCATATTAAGACGGATTCTATTAAGATTAAGAATCCTGACGAGCACATTCAGAAGTTTGTGCATGATATTGGCGAAAAGTATGGGTATAAGTTTGAGATTGAAGCCGAATGGGATCGCTTGGCACTTGTAAACAATGCCGTTCTCGTTGGGCATCATAAAGATGACGGAACAGCAGACGCGAATAAGTGGGAAGCTGTCGGAGCGCAGTTTGCAGAACCTTACGTCTTTAAGACTTTATTCTCGCACGAAGATATTTCGCTAATGGATCTTGGTCAGACAAAGGCTGTTAAGTCTGCTTTGTATCTTGATATGAACGAGAATCTTCCAGACGTTAGTGTGTATGAAAAGCTGAAAGATATTCGTTCAAAGAACAAAGACAATCTGACAAAGAAAGATCAGGCACTTCTGGATCAGTATGAATCGTTAAGTAACGAAGACCTTCAAAAGGAAATTGATAAAGGCCATTGCATGAAGTTCATTGGTCGTGTTGGATTGTTCTTACCGATCAAGCCTGGATTTGGCGGAGGTGAACTGATGCGCGTGCAAGATGATAAGTTCAGCAGTGTCACAGGAACAAAAGGATATCGTTGGATGGAAGAGGAGGATGTTAAGGCACTCGGAAAGCAAGACGATATTGACATGACGTATTACGAGGAACTTGCTAATACGGCAAAGAATGATATTAGCAAGTTTGGCGATTGGAACTGGTTCATCGATCCAAACGCTCTCGATATTTATTCCGATGAACTACCATTTTAATTGAAAGGAGATTATTTACAATGGCAAGAAAAGCAGATTATGTAATCAAGAACGCGGATATTCGTTGGAGAAACTTCTCGGAAAGAGTGAACACTCGTTCCCAGTACGATCGTGATCGCGGAGATGGAAAGAGCATTAATGGAGGTTCCTTTGCTATCTTCCTCCCGGATGATATTGTCACAGAGCTTCGTGCGCTTAATGTTGCAGTTCGCGAGTATAAGCATGATGATAAGCCGGATACTCCGCTTGAGCACTTCATCAACGTAACTGTTCAGTTTGATCCAAGCAATCCTTGGAAGAATCCTACAATTTGGCAGATCTCTGGAGATAACCACGTAAAGCTTGATGAAAATACGATGGGTAATCTTGACTATGCAGAAATTGACAATGTTGATGTCACTTTGAACTTTGGATCTAACGTTGGAAAGTATGGTCGGAAGGTTTATTTGAATACAGCATACGTGACCCTGAGTTCGAATACTCTTGCTGATCAGTACGGATTCTGATTGATATTGTTTAAGGGCTGTAGAATTTACAGCCCTTACTTTATTTTTTTAGAAAGGAGCCTTATGGAGTTTTTATACCAGCATCAAAAAGATGCACTACGAAGAATGCATAACGGCTGTATTCTTAATGGCGGAGTTGGAACTGGTAAATCCAGAACGGCGCTGGCATATTACTACACGAAGGAATGCGACGGGGTAATTAAAGAAGATGGTCTGCAAAAGATGCATCATCCAAAAGACTTATATATTATCACGACAGCAAAGAAGCGTGATGATGCGGAATGGGAAAGGGAGATGTCTTCTTTCTTGATATCTACAGATCCTTCGGTCAATCCATACGAAAATCGTGTTGTTGTCGATTCGTGGAACAATCTTCATAAGTATACAGGAATTACTGGAGCATTCTTTATCTTTGACGAGCAGCGAGCGGTCGGCTCTGGGCAATGGGCAAGAGCATTCATTAAGGTCGCACATCAGAATCACTGGATATTGTTAACAGCAACTCCTGGTGATACTTGGATGGACTATTGCCCAGTATTTGTAGCAAATGGATTCTATAAGAATCGTTCTGAGTTTATTCATCGGCATGTTGTCTTTAATCGTTATGTTAAGTATCCGAAGGTTGACAAGTATCTTGAGGTTGGGCGTCTTGTAAAATTAAAAGAGTTAATAACTGTTGATATGAGTTACACGAAGAAGACAGAACAGCATCATGAGTATGTGCTTGTCCCGTATGACTCATCAAAGTATAATTTTATATTTGACAACCGATGGAATACTTATACAAACGAGCCAATACAGCAAATCTCAGAATTATGTTCTGTTCTTCGAAAAGTAACAAATAGCGATCCTGGAAGAGTTGCAGCTCTTGGAAGAATTGTTGAAGAGCACCCAAAGGTTATTGTGTTCTATAACTATGATTACGAGCTTGATATTCTTCGGGAGTTTGCAAAGAAGAATGAAATTACGTTCGCTGAATGGAATGGACATAAGCACGAGGAAGTTCCTACTGGAAGTTCTTGGATGTATCTTGTTCAGTATTCTGCTGGAAGCGAAGGATGGAATTGCGTAACAACAAACACAATTGTGTTCTTCTCTCAAAGCTATAGCTACAAAGCAACTATTCAGGCTGCCGGAAGAATCGATCGACTGAACACACCATACGTCGATTTATATTATTA